TGACATGACTGGTACGCTTAGCACCAGCAAGGCGCGCACGAACGCGCCACTGCGAGCCCGTAAGGGAAAGCTCGCAGGGTTGCTCGCTATTGGGCTATCTCTATGCTGTTTAGCATCGCCCTTGAAAACGGTTGATTCCGCAAAAGCACAAATCAAATTAAAAACCATTGACTATCAAATCCATGCTCTCAATAAATTAAGAGACTTAAAGCAATTCAACTGCTTATTAAAGCTCTACTCTAAAGAGAGTGCGTGGAATCCAAGCGCACGTAATGGATCTCATTATGGAATACCACAAGGTAACAGCACATGGTTGCGTTACCAATCAGGTATGGTGCAGGTAGACTGGGGCATCAACTACATTCACCATAGATACGGTAATGCGTGTAACGCATACAAGCATTGGAGTAAGTATGGCTGGCACTAAGATAAGACATTGGTGTGGTACATCATGCACATTAGATGATGATGGTCTGTATTACTGTGAATGGTGTGGTCAATCGTATGAGGAATAAGCCACGTTATCTAGGCACTCAGCGATGGAAGGACGTGCGTCTCATGGTGTTAGCACGTGACCAACGCACGTGTGCGTATTGTGGTGATGAGAACGCTAATACTGTGGATCATGTAGTTCCATTGGCTGTCGGTGGTGACCCGTACAATACGGAGAACCTTGTAGCTTGTTGCATGAGATGCAATAGTGCAAAGGGTAAGCGTGGGGTGGGAGTTTTTTGTTGAAACATTCTACCCCCCTGTCTTTGTCGACAATTCTCTCCCTTCTAGACAAAACCGCATAAAAGTCCATTTATTCGACCATGAACGAACTTAAAGGCGCAGTAATACCCCGGATTCACACTCCCTTAATTGAGGGGCAATCCAAAGTAGGGGAAATCATTGAGTTGGCAGACCGAATTGGGCTACCGCTTTTGGAATGGCAACGCTGGGTGCTAGACGACATGATGAAAGTCGATGATGAAGGCAACTTCAAGCGCAAAACAGTTGGACTTCTCATTGCTCGTCAAAACGGCAAGACCCATGTGGCTCGTATGCGTATTCTGTGGGGTCTAATCAACGGCGAGCGTATCCTTGCCATGTCCTCAAACCGCGCAATGGCTTTGGACACATTCAGACAGGTCGTTGACGTGATTTTGGATCATGACTGGCTAGTGGAAATGCTGAAAGAGAAACCACGCTTTGCCAACGGGCAAGAACGCATCGTATTCAAGAATGGTGGTCGTTATGAACTTACAGCTGACAATCGCTCGGGTTCACGTGGAAAAACTGTGGACTTCTTATACATTGACGAATTGCGCGAAATCTCTGTGGAAGGTTGGAAAGCAGCGCGACCAACGACTAGAGCGACTGGTGGTGTCACATTTACGACATCTAATGCCGGCGATGCCTTCTCAGAAGTTCTCAACGAGCTTCGTGAGAACGCGCTTAGTTACCCTACCCAATCCTTCGCATGGTATGAATACTCAGCTCCACAACATTGCAAAATCTCTGATCGTAAAGCGTGGGCAATGGCTAATCCTAGTCTCGGTCACCTCATCACGGAAGAAACGCTTGAGGAATCAGTCGCAACCAACTCAGTCGAAGCCACACGAACTGAGCTTCTATGTCAATGGGTGAGCAGCCTAGAAAGTCCGTGGTCGTATGGAACACTTGAATCAAGTAGCAATAGCGAACTCCAACTTCTACCGCAATCTGGCACGACAGTTATGGCGTTCGATGTCAGTCCGTCCAAGCGATCAGCGGCTCTTGTTGCAGGAATTATCCAAGAGGACGGAAAAATCGGTGTCGGAATCATGGACACATGGAGCAGCGAAGTCGCAGTAGACGAATTACAACTAGCCCGGGAAATCCACGCATGGGTTCTGAAATACCGACCACGGGTGGTGTTGTACGACAAGTACGCGACCGCTACAATCGCCGACAGGTTAGAGAAGTCTGGCGTGATGGTAGGGGAACTATCCGGTCAGAAGTTCTATCAAGCCTGTTCTGATCTAAAGGACGCTTTGGATAATGGGCGGCTCATTCATTCTGGACAAGAGGAATGGGTCGCTCAAATGAATAACTGTGCGATGAAAACCAATGATGCCGGCTGGCGCATTATCCGGCGCAAGTCTGCCGGTGACGTTCAAGCTCCTATCGCTACCGCAATGGTCGTCCATGAATTGACCAAACCTCAATCAACTCCAAAAATCTATTCTGGCGAATAACCTTTACTTAACGTCCTTAGCCTTTACCTAAGACACGCTTGTAATTACCATAGTGAAATTACAATAATGTAATTACACTGCTATAATTACTGGACTATGGGCGTAATCCAAAACCTTTTCGGGCGTGATAATACGCCAGCAATCACCGCTGCTAAAGCTGAGATTAAAGCACAAATAAACCCTGCTGTTTACGATGCACCATACGGACAGTATTGGGGCAACTACGGTCTCGGTGGATACAACAATTACGCCACTTCAATAGATCGTCAGAACGCAATGTCCGTTCCATCTATTGCACAATGCCGTAATTTAATTTGCGGAACTATCTCATCTATTCCTCTTGAAATTTATTTAACAAAGACTGGCGCAGAAGTAACTGACGCACCTCTCTGGGTACGCCAACCAGATAAGCGCGCACCTCGCGCAGTTACAATTTCTTGGACTGTTGATTCTCTCATCATGTATGGCGTTGCCTATTGGAGAGTGACCGATGTTGATGCTAGTAACCGTCCTGCAAGGTTCGAGTGGCTTCAGAATGATCGTGTCACACTTAAACTCAACAAATTCAATTCCGAAGTTGATTATTACATGGTCAATGGGGAACGCGTACCAGACAGCGGCGTGGGTAGTCTCATTACCTTCCAGCACCTCGATCAGGGAATACTACTTAGAGGAAGCCGCACTATTAAAAGCGCAGCAGACTTGGAACTCGCAGCTGCTATCGCTGCTCAAACCCCACAACCTTCCGGATACATTTCCAATTCAGGGGCAGACCTTCCCGATGAACAAGTTCAGGGATTATTAGCAACTTGGAAGCAAGCTCGTTTGGCGAAAAGTACGGCGTATCTCACTTCCACTCTCAGTTATACTCCTACACAATTTAGCCCGGCTGAAATGATGTATAACGAAGCCATTCAAAACATGGCTTTGCAGGTTTGCCGCATGATGAACGTAGATGCAACCTACCTTTCAGCTGAAACAATGCGTAGCAATACCTACAGCAACATTCTTGATAAGCGCAAAGAATTTCACGCTTATACATTGCAGCCATACATCACCGCTATTGAGGATCGTCTATCTCTTGATGATTTGACACCTCGCGGACAAGTAGTGCGTTTTGCTGTTGACGAAACATACTTGCGTAACGATCCATTGGAACGTCTAAACGTAACAGAGAAAATGCTTCAACTTGGACTCATTAACCTTGACCAAGCAAAGGCGATGGAAGACCTAACACCAGATGGGAATACAAATGAAGCTTGAGTTTTCAGCGAATGTAACCGCAGCTGACGCACAGCGCAGAATTATCTCCGGTAAAATCGTACCTTTCGGAACTCCGGGCAATACTTCTGCCGGTTCTGTTATTTTTGAGCGCGGCTCTATACAAGTGCCGAACGTATCCAAAATAAAGCTGCTCGCACAGCATGAACAAACCGCATCGGGTGTTATTGGACGCGCTCAATCTATTCACGAAGCTGAGGACGGAATGTATGCAACCTTTAAGGTTCTGCATCACGTGATGGCGAGAATTTTCTTATCAAAGCCGCAGAAGGACTGCTTGATGGTCTTAGTGTCGGTGTTGAAGTAATTTCATCTAAGGAACGCAAAGATGGCACTTTGGTCGTTACCGCTTCTAAACTCAATGAAGTTTCCCTTGTCGAAACTCCTGCATTTGACGCAGCACGTGTTTCAAGTGTTGCAGCGCAAGCCGGTACTGATTCAGACGATGCAGCTGAAGAAGCACTTGAAGCAATGGAAGATGAACAAATCCAAAAGATTTCTGATGCAGTCGAAGCCTTGAAGGTAATTCAAGAAACAGAGAAAGCGTTAGAAGAATCCGA